ACTACACTATTAATAATGTCGTGGGCATATTCAAATGTCAAGGTATAGTTAATCATCTTTGTGTCTATTTGTTTGAATAACTCCATGCTTTTCGTGTTTAGCTTCACGGGTCTATTGTCTAATAGGATTCTTTCGCTTGTCATTAGTTGGCGTATATTCTCGCTAAAGTCCTCGTTCACCCAATCCGTGTTTACGGTGATAGTTTCCTTGTATGCCGTGTTAAATACCTTTTGCTGACCCTCTAGTACGCTATAATTTACAAGTACGTTTTGTAATAGGTTGTATTCTGAGTTTGTGACCTCTATATTATTTGTCGTGCGCTTAAAGAACCATTCCCTTTGCCATCCCCCGTATTTATTTATGAAGTCGCATACAACAGGCGTATATTCACACTCGGTCTTAGGTCTAAACGTAGCAGACCAAAGCACATTATTACTAGCATCTAGTATTTCCATTACATTGCCATTGTCGTAATAAAGTTGATAAACTCTATAGGTATTTATTATTTGGTCTTGAGTTATAGTAACATTAACCGTGTTTCCAGTAATTAATTCAGTCCATCGTATTTTTTGTCCGTCTTTTGCTACCCATGAAAGCGTACCACCACGTTTTAAAGGTTCACTAGCTAAAACTGCCGAAGGGTCATAATAATAATAATAGGTCTTTTGGTCTAAAAGAAAGTTTCCTAAGTCTTTATTTACCCCATCACTATATAATGTGTAGCCATCAAAAGCATAGTAGTTTAAATCTGCGCCAACTTGACTAAAAGTGTTCGTTAGCTTCTTGAATTTTTTAACTACTACATTACACCATTCCAAAGTATTTAAAGAATCGTTAGATATGTTATACGTGTTTTCAAAGTCGGGATGACTTAAAAACTCCTTAATGAATGGCGAGATATTGTAATACGTTGCCCTATTCGACAAAGAAGGTATAATCTTACTTATCTTATATGTGGGCAATGCAGGGGCAGCACCCGTGCCATTCCAAATATATAACTCTACCTTCGTTTCTATTTGGTTCGCTTCGTCTATCTTAATTATAAATGGTGACCTTGCAAATATATTAGCCATGTTTTATTTTTTAGGTTGTACTATTGTATCCATAAAGAGTTTCGCAGCTTCAATGCCGTACTTCTCTATTAACTCTTCAGGTAGCTTTTTGTATGCTGACTCAAAAGGTTTAGTGAAAAATAAACTCGGTTTAATTCCGTTTTTATATATACCCCTAGCAATAAGAAATGTTAAACTCTTTCTGTTTATAAACTTTCCTTTCTCGTCTCTAGGTGCTATACCTTTTCTAACTGCCCACTTGTCCAACTTGCTAGGCGGTGGCATCTTACTTTTATAGCTAAAAGGCGTATCGTACTTTTTTTCCTTTCCGCTAACTCCCTTGTCTTGGTAGAATCCGTACTCTTCCATAGTAAACTCCATGCTAATAGAGTTCGGCATAGCTTTTACTTTTCCATCTATTGAGTTGTAGAGCCTTTTAGACGAGTTCTTTTTTAATCGTGTTAGGTTAGACCTCGCTTGTCGTATTACATGGTCTCTAAACTTATCTAAAGCCTTTTGTACTTCGTCTTGTGCCATTAGCAACGGCTCATTTCGTTAGCTACTACTAAGTCAAAGGTCATAGTCCACCCAGCTAACAAGTTCTCGAAACGCTCGGTAAAAGGTTCGCACGTTGGCGCATCTTCTATTTCATAACCTAAGTCGCTCAAGTTTCCGTTAAGCATACTTTGAGCCATCCTTTGACATACTGCTAACTGCGTGTTTAGTACATCTTGCTCGTTATCGTTGCCTATAAAAACATCGGTTGTAGCCGTGTTTGATATGTCTACTATGTCCATACATATAATGCTTACATTAAAGCGCATTACGTGTTCTTCTAGTGACACATTATTTACCATAATATGTGACAAAGGGAATATCGTTTGTTTATTAAGGTCAACTTCGAATATACTTCCCTCAGTAACCGTTTTTACGAAAGGTATCGTTAACAATTCGTTCTTTAAGTTTTCCGTTACACTATAAAATCCTACCATTTTGCTTGTTGCTTTTTAATTTGTCTAATCTCTATTTCCGTCTTTTGCTTCTCAAAAGTTAAAAATGTTAACGCCTTTACTAAAGGTAATTTTGTGACTCTATCGAAGTCAAGAATATTTCCTTTAGCTGCTGCATAGATGCTTTGATACCATCCCCATTGCTTTCCGAATTGGGCTTGTTCGGAGTAGTCGTTAAGTTCATCGTCTTCGTCTCTCTCTCCAAATAATCCCCCAAAGCTTCCAACAATTCTAGTCCTAAAGTCCAAAAAAAAACCGAAGCGCCGATTGCTATGCTCACAGGTGTCAACTTCATTAAATCGGAAAACTCACTCGTTCCCGTGTATTCCATGATTTCGTATTTGTCACCTTTCTTTTTTGTTATAGGTCGATATAGTACCGCCATTGCTTTGTGCATATTTTCCCAATCAGCTAAATACTTTTCAGCATCTATATACTCACCCCAACTAATCATTTCTAGGTTAGGAATAAATCCAAATTCCATGTCACCTATTGTAAACCTATTTTTAAATTTAGGTTTTACCGAAAAGAGTTTACTAAAATGCTCTACCATTCCATTAAGGTCGGTAGCCTTAATCTTTATTACATCTTTTAACTCTATACCACAAAATAGAGAAACCATCTTTTCGGAAATGAACACCTCATCGTTAGAGCCATCTGCCGTTTTCTTGAAGTCTTGGTAGGCTCTTAATGGAATCTCGTCTAAACTTGTAGGTATTAATAATTCTAACTTCATACTCTTAAAACTTTTATTTCGTGTTTGTGTTGTTTCTATCAGTAATAGCTACGTTATACGCCTCGTTGAGCATTATTATATGTTTGTGCATACTCATAGGGTTGTTAAATACTATTTTAACCTTCTTACCTTTCTTTAAGTAGATGTATTCTTGCACTACGGCTATCATTTCCTCAACGGATGGCGTATGTTCCATAACTTGTATTTAGTCCTAGAGTTTCCATTTCGTGATAACGTACCGCATCAAGTAAGTGGTCTGCTCCAGTAGGTTTGTTTAATCTAACTCCGTTCTTGTCAGTATCCCAACAATAGCCTCTGAGTTCTTTGATTAGGTTCGTGCTTGTAGATGTCACTAGGTACTCTTGGCGTTGCATAACATCTATTCCGTAGGTAATTGAATCCTTACCCTTTGTTACGCCCTTTATTGTTAGTCCTTGCCTTCGTATTTCCTCAATACTTTTAGGTTCGGCACTATCGGCATAAATTGGTACGTTTTTCGGTAGTTCTTTTGCTATGTCAGTATTTAACATCCCCGTTCTATACACTAACTCGTTTAAGATACGTTGTCCGTTGTATTGATATATTTCTACTATTGCCGTAGGGTCGTTTGTGTAGCCAAAATCCAACCCAATGCCTAATAATCGTGCTTCAGGCGGTATCAAGTCAACAATTCGCCAATTATTATACACGACACCTTCTAAACTACCTACTAACCCTAGTCCGTAAACATTCCACCAATTAGCCCAATAAGAACTTGTCTTCGCCTTTTCCTTGTTCTTCTCTATCTGTTCTACTATGCTTCTATCTAACGCCTCGTTATCTTTGTAGGTAAGGATAATAAAGTCGCTATCGGGTTCGTCTTTTAGTTCGGTGTGTACCCAAAATTCGTTAGCTGGGTTGAAGTCTAAGTAAACTTCTTTCTTTGTACGTATAGCTAATTCGTTGTAGCTTTCAAAGGTTACGTTATTACACTCATTTATGTACAAGATGTCACGCCTTGCGCCTCGTAGTTTAGAACTATCGTCAGCACTAAAGAACTCTATTACGCTTCCATTAGCGAACTCGTATCTTAAAAGAGACTTATTAAACCGCTCGTCAAAATATCGGTTAGTGTCTTTCATTATACGTAAGAAGTCTTTTAATGCACCTCTACGCAAATGGGGTATAGATTCAGCTACTACGCTTATGTCCATGTTTGGATAGGTCGCAGCCTTATTTATTAGAATAGGTAATATGCCGTACGTTTTCCCTGCCGAAGTTCCGCCTTGAATTATTTTGATTCGTTTTTTTAAAGAATTAATCTTCTTTATTGCCGATGTTATTATCATTCAAGTCAAATAACGGTTGTTCTATATTCGTTTGCTCTATTTGCTCTTTTAAGCCGTTTAGACGTTGTGTAATGCTCGGGTTGTATTGTCCTACCATACCGCCCTCTATTTGGTCTCTACGTATTTCTTTGCGTATATGCGAACAGATGGGAGTATATTCTGAATATCTTTTATCCGTATTCTTAAAATAATCTTCTACACATCCTACTTCATGCCAACAAAATATTTCGAAGCCTTCTAATGTTAAAGGTCTTTCTAAAGGCTCTGCTCTTTCCTCAAACTCTTTACCACCGAATACGCTTTTTATTCTTGGGTTCGCCTTTACGTCTCTTTTGTATCTTTCAAATAGTTCGTATAGTTGTTCAGGACTATCTA